GGGGATGAGCTGACGGAGGCTAGCGCCGATCTGTGGCGTGATGCCCGCTGGGCTATCAGCCGGGTGCAGGATGCGCCGCACTGCACGGTGGAGCTTATCTGATGAAAGTGCGTGCGCACCAGTATGACACGGTGGATGCACTTTGCTGGCGTCACTACGGGCGCACGCAGGGTGTCACTGAGCAGGTGCTGCGGGCAAATCCGGGGCTGGCTGAATATGGCCCCTTTTTACCTCACGGGCTGCAGGTGGAGCTGCCGGATATTACGGAAACGCCCACCGTGCAGACCGTTCAGCTATGGGACTAAACCATGACGCTTGAACGAATCAGCGCCTTTATCACCTGGTGTATCGCCGTTGTGCTGGCGTGGATGGGGGACCTGTCCATCAAGGATGCGTCCACGTTGGGCGGCGTATTGATTGGCGCGCTGATGCTGCTGATCAACTGGTACTACAAACACAAAACTTACCAGCTGCTGCGTGCCGGGCGGCTCTCGCGGGAGGCGTATGACTCCATCAATCGTTAAGCGCTGCCTGGTCGGTGCAGTGCTGGCCATCGCCGCCACGCTGCCGGGTTTTCAGTCACTCCATACCTCGCTGGATGGCCTGAAACTGATTGCGGATTACGAGGGCTGCCGCCTGCAGCCGTACCAGTGCAGCGCGGGGGTGTGGACCGATGGCATCGGTAACACTTCCGGCGTGGTGCCGGGCCGGGCCATCACTGAACGGCAGGCGGCGGGGATGCTTATCAGCAACGTGCAGCGCGTGGAAAGGGCCCTGGAAAAATGTGTACGGCAGACGGTGCCGCAAAAGGTCTATGACGCGGTGGTGTCGTTTGCGTTCAACGTCGGCACGGGCAATGCCTGCAGCTCCACGCTGGTGAAGTTGCTCAATCAACAGCGCTGGGCAGATGCGTGCCGCCAGTTGCCGCGCTGGGTGTATGTCAAAGGTGTATTCAATCAGGGGCTGGACAATCGCCGCGCGCGGGAAATGGCCTGGTGCTTAAAAGGGGCGGGCGCATGATGCGCGTGCTGCCAGTGATGCTGGCGGTGGCTCTGGCAGCGCTGGGCTGGCAGTCGTGGCGGCTCAATAGTGCCAGCCACATTATCGAAACGCAGAAGAGTGCGCTGAAAGGTAAAGCTGATGAGCTTGCGAAGAAAAACAGTCAGCTTATCAGCCTGTCCATCCTGACAGAAACCAACAGCCGGGAGCAGACGCGACTTTATGCAGCGGCGGAAGATACGCGCTCATTGCTGCATCAGCGACAGAACCGGATCGAGGAGCTTAAACGTGAAAACGAGGATTTGCGCCGCTGGGCTGACACTCTTTTGCCTGCTGATGTTGTCAGGCTGCGCGAAAGACCCTCCCTCACCGGAGGTGCAGCTTACCGTGAGTGGCTGTCCAAAGGTGACGCAGTGCCGCCTGGAAAGGTCAGCGCCACGCAGTAACGGTGATCTGCTGACCCTGCTGGATGAAACGGAGACCGCCTGGGCGGTCTGTGCCGACAAAGTGGACACCATCGTGTCCTGTCAGGAGCGAGACAGTGAACAAGCCGCAGTCCTTACGCACCGCGCTGAATAAGTCGGTGGCCTACGTTCGGGAAAACCCGGACAAGCTGCATCTGTTTGTGGATAAAGGCTCACTGGTGGCAACCGGGGCCAGTTCCATGTCATGGGAATATCGTTACACCCTGAATGTGGTGATTGAAGACTTTAGCGGCGATCAAAACCTGCTGATGGCCCCGGTGCTGCTGTGGCTGATAGAGAATCAGCCTGATGCCATCAACAACCCGGAACTGCGCGAAAAGCTGTTTTCTTTTGAGGTGGATATTCTGCGCAATGACATTTGCGATATCAGCCTGGACCTGCAGTTGACGGAGCGCATTCTTGTGAGTTCACTGGGCGGAACCTCAACCGTCAAGGCGGAGCCGGAGCCAGATGTACCGGAAGAAATGTGGACGGTGAAGCGTGGATAACCTGCAGAAAGTTGATGCCTGGCTGGCAGCGCTGCTGGCAAATCTGGAGCCAGCGGCACGCAAGCGCATGATGCAGGAACTGGCGCAGCAGCTGCGCCGGACCCAGCAGAACAACATCCGCCTGCAACGCAATCCTGATGGGACTGGCTACGAGCCGCGCCGGGTAACGCCCCGAACAAAGAAGGGCCGTATTAAGCGGCAGATGTTCGCTAAACTCCGCACCACAAAATACCTGAAAACCGCCGCCACTGCTGACTCTGCCAGCGTTGAGTTTGCCGGGCAGGTGCAGCGCATTGCTCGGGTGCATCATTACGGCTTACGTGATCGTGTAAGCCGTCGGGGGCCGGAGGTGCGTTATTCGGAGCGGCGGTTGCTGGGTGTTACCGCTGACGTTGATACGCTTACTAGGGACACTTTACTTCAATGGTTGATTGAATAAATTTTGTAATAAAAATATTATAATCAATGCTCTTTTGCTTCTTTTGCTTCTTTTGCTTCTTTTGCTTCTTTTGCTTCTTTTGCTTCTTTTTCATTGTTGTCATCTTCTTTTTTATCTTTTTTCATTTTTCTTGATGACCAATATAAGATTGGGATGCTTATTATCAAAAGAAATATCGCTAAAGATTTACCTTGGCCCCATTCACTTGGAGAACTATCAGAAAGGATTAAAAGAATGGCAGAGGCGATGCCAAGCATAATGGGTTCTACCGCTTCATCTGGCCCCTTTGTTACAAGCATATATGCCAACTGAAAACCACATGAAATAGCTAATGCATTGGCTACAAATACAAGTGATTTGATTCTTAAAAGACCGCCTGCAATACCATTGTCTTTATAAAAAACTAAAGGTTCTTTCAGCAAGGGAATGTGGAGCACAATGGGCTGTTCTAAAAATGTTAAAGTTTGTAATATCTCAAAAAAACCTTTGGCGAGGAGTAATAAGGTTAGTGTGAAAAATATTAATTTCTGAATTCGCATCTGAAATTTTTCAGCTGCTTCTTCTACGTCTTTTTCATTCTTTGATGTAAATATTTTTTTTAGATCAATGATTGGGTTAAGCAAATCACATGGAGACCACTTCTCCATATTATTAGTTTTCTTTGTAGGTTGATTCTGTTCGCTCACTGTTAGTTCCCCCTAAGTTTTCACGAAACGTAGCATTGTATAAGAGTTCATACAAATTTGAATAGGCGATTACCTATCTTATGGCGTGAAAGAATATGCTCATGAACGCACAACTCACCGAAATCATGCGCCTTATCACCAACCTGATCCGCACCGGAACTGTAACGGAAGTGGACCGGGACAACTGGCTGTGCCGGGTGAAAACGGGCGACCTTGAAACCAACTGGATTAACTGGCTGACGCTGCGTGCGGGCAAGTCCCGCACCTGGTGGAAACCATCCGTGGGGGAGCAAGTTGTGCTGTTCAGCCTGGGCGGCAATCTGGAAACCGCGTTTGCGCTGCCTGCTGTCTACTCAAATCAGTTTCCTCCCCCGTCCGACTCTGAGGACGGCAGCGTGACGGAATACCCGGACGGCGGCTGGTTTGAGTACGAGCCTTCAACCGGGCGCTGGTACGTACGGGGCATCAAGTCGATGGTTATCGAGGCGGCGGATAGCGTCACCTTTAAAACCAGGGAATTTGTCGTGGAAGCTGACACCACCCGCATTAACAGCGACGTGGTGATTAACGGGGCAGTCACCCAGGGCGGCGGCCCGATGAGTTCTAACGGGATTGTGGTAGATGATCATGCGCACAACAAAGTGAAGTCCGGCGGCGAGACATCAGGAGGTCCGGTATGACGATGTTTTCCGGCATGAGCAGTGCCACGGGCAAGGCCATCACCGACACCGAACATCTGCGCCAGTCCGTGAAGGACATTCTTATCACCCCGCAGGGCAGTCGCATTGCGCGCCGGGAATACGGTTCACTGCTGTCAGCCCTGATTGACCAGCCACAAAACCCGGCACTGCATCTGCAAATGATGAGCGCGGTGTACGTCGCGTTAATGCGCTGGGAGCCACGGCTGACGCTGGATGCTATCGCCATCAACAGCAGTTTTGACGGTTCGATGGTGGTCGACCTGACCGGGCGACGTACTGACGGTGCGCCCGTATCCCTTTCCGTATCAACAGGAGAAGGTAATGGCAGTTATTGACCTTTCCCAGCTACCGCCGCCGCAGATTGTGGATGTGCCGGACTTTGAGACGCTGCTGGCTGAGCGTAAAGCGGCATTTGTGGCGCTGCACCCGGCTGACCAGCAGGACGCGGTGCGCCGCACACTGGCGCTGGAATCCGAACCGATTACCAAACAGCTGCAGGAAAGTGCCTACCGGGAAATCCTGCTGCGCCAGCGTATCAACGAGGCGGCGCTGGCGGTGATGGTGGCCTATGCCAACAGCAGCGACCTGGAGCAGCTCGGTGCTAACTACAACGTTAAGCGCCTGACAGTCACACCTGCAGATAACGATGCCGTGCCGCCAGTGGCAGCGGTGATGGAAACCGATGAAGCACTGCGCCTGCGCATCCCGGCAGCCTTTGAGGGGCTGTCTGTGGCGGGACCCACGGCGGCCTACGAGTTTCACGCCAAAAGTGCCGACGGGCGCGTGGCAGATGCCAGCGCAACCAGCCCGGCTCCGGCTGAGGTAGTGCTGACCGTATTAAGCCGCGAGGGTGACGGCACGGCGGATGCAGACCTGCTGGCGGTGGTGGAAAAAGCGCTAAACAGCGAGAGCGTGCGCCCGGTGGCTGACCGCCTGACGGTGCGCGGGGCTTCAATTGTGAATTACAGCGTGCGCGCCTTGCTCTATCTCTATCCAGGGCCGGAGTCTGAACCCATTCTGGAGGCGGCAAGGGCAAGCCTGCAGAAGTACATCGCCAGCCAGACCCGACTGGGGCGGGATATTCGCCTGAGCGCCATCTATGCGGCCCTGCATGTTGAAGGCGTGCAGCGGGTGGAACTGCTTTCGCCGCTGGCGGATGTGGTGCTGGATAAAACCCAGGCTGCCTCCTGCACTGACTGGAACGTGAACGTCGGGGGCACGGATGAATAGTCTGTTGCCGCCGGGTTCGTCAGCACTTGAGCGCCGCCTGGCGGAGAGCTGCAGCGGCATTTCCGATCTGCAGGTTCCTTTGCGTGATCTATGGAACCCGGCAACGTGTCCGGTTGCCTTTTTGCCCTATCTGGCCTGGGCATTTTCCGTGGACCGCTGGGACGAAAGCTGGGCGGAGAGCGTGAAGCGCCGGGTGGTGCAGGATGCCTTTTATATTCATCAGCACAAGGGCACAACCAGCGCCGTGCGGCGGGTGGTGGAGCCGTTCGGTTTTCTGATCCGCATTCTTGAGTGGTGGCAGACCAACGAGGCACCCGGTACGTTCCGGCTGGATATCGGTGTGCAGGACCAGGGCATCACGGAGGAAACCTATCTGGAGCTGGAGCGCCTGATCGGTGACGCTAAACCCTGCAGCCGCCATCTGATCGGCATGTCCATCAACCTGCAGACCAGCGGCCCGTTTTGGGTAGGGGCTGGCACCTACATCGGGGAGGAAATCACCGTCTACCCGTATATCAACGAAACCATTACGTCCGGCGGCCCGGCCTTTGCGGGCGGGGCGGTCCATGTTATTGACACAGTGAGAGTGAATCCATGAGCGCAAAATTTTACACCCTGCTGACGGACATTGGCGCGGCAAAACTGGCAAGTGCCGCCGCGCTCGGTGTCCCGCTGAAAATTACCAAAATGGCGGTGGGCGATGGGGGCGGTGTGCTGCCGACACCCAGTGCGCAGCAGACTGCTCTGATTGCAGAAAAGCGCCGCGCCGACCTGAATATGCTTTACATCGACCCGCAGAACAGCAGCCAGATTATTGCGGAGCAGGTTATTCCTGAAACGGAGGGTGGGTGGTGGATCCGTGAGGTCGGGCTGTTTGATGAGACAGGCGCGTTGATTGCCGTCGGCAACTGCCCGGAAAGTTACAAGCCGCAGCTGGCGGAGGGCAGCGGGCGCACACAGACCGTTCGCATGGTACTGATCGCCAGTAGCACCGACAACATCACCCTGAAAATTGACCCGGCAGTGGTGCTGGCAACCCGCAAGTATGTGGATGACAAAGTGTTGGAATTGCGGGTGTACGTGGATGACCAGATGGCAAAACATATTGCTGCTGCTGATCCGCACACGCAGTACGCCCCGAAAGATAGCCCGACACTGACAGGCACGCCCAAAGCACCCACCGCTGCTGCCGGAAACAATACCACCCAGATTGCCAGCACCGCCTTTGTGCAGGCAGTGGCGACGTTGCTCAACAATGCGTTGGCCCTGAAAGCCCCGCTGGCAAGCCCTGGACTGACTGGAACGCCAACGGCACCGACGGCGGCGCAGACGGTGAACACCACGCAGATTGCCACCACGGCATTTGTGAAATCAGCTATTGCCGGGCTTGTTGGTTCGTCGCCTGCCGCACTGGATACGCTGAACGAGCTGGCGGCGGCATTGGGCAATGACCCGAACTTTGCCACCACCATCACCAATGCGGTTGCCGGAAAGCAGCCATTGGACAGTACGTTAACCGCATTATCTGGAAAAAATGTCGATGCATTGCTGCAATACTTGGGATTAAAGGGGGCGGCGCTTCGCGATGTCGGAACTGGCAGCGGGCAAATTCCTGATATGAATGCTTTCAGTTCGGGTGGCAGCGGTAGTGCCAGATTCACGAAGTTGCCAGATGGAACGGTTATTCAGCGTGGTAATGCATCAGTGCCATACGGCGGCGCAACGATCACCTTACCAACCGCAATGCCGTCGGCAAACTATGTTGTGTTGGGGATGGATTTAGATGGGACCATTGGCAGTGGCGGAATGATTGCCGGCAATCCCTTAACAGCCACGACTTTGCACCTTCATGGAATTAACTGGAATGGGGGAACCACCAATGATGGATCTCCTGGGGCGATGTGCTGGATGGCGATTTCACTATGAACAAACTTTATTTTTCTGCTGAGAATGTCGGGTTTTATGTCGATGGGGCGTCTGTCGTACCTTCTGGCGCGGTTGAGGTATCGGAAGAAGTGTACAAAGCATTCATTGGCGTACCCTGGCCAGAAGGTAAATATTTAGGCGCTGATGAAAATGGTGATCCTGTATGGGTGAACTCACCACCGCCAACACAGAAGGAACTTACTGCCGAGGCTGAGCAGCATAAACAGCGCTTACTTTCCGTTGCTGACGATCGCACGTCAGACTTGAAGGTGGAATTGATGCTGGGAACCATCGGTGACGCTGATAAGGCCACCCTGACGGCATGGATGATCTACAAAAAATCAGTGAAAGCTGTAGATACCTCTAACCCGGATGAAATTGTCTGGCCACAAGCACCTGAACGGAGTTCATAGAGCCAACTCTCATGTGATACTTGTTAATAGATACCGCCCTTGTACTGTAGGCGGTACTATTGCCTTGTGATAGCATTCAGAAAAAAACAATAGAGAGATAAAATGAATCAGCGCGTTTACTGGTTGGATGCTGCACGAGCAATAGCTATTTTGCTCGTTGTTTTCACTCATTGTCATGAGCAAGCGCAAGTTACTGACCCATTATGGGGGGGGGTATTTTACG